CCTCTTTCGAGGGGAGCCTAATCACACGGAACTTTTCCTTTGCCCTTTGAGGGCTAAGGGTGTTACCGTGGAAGATGGGTATTACGTCTCCTACAACTTCCGTCGAGGCTATGCCGTATACGAAGGATAGTAGCACTTACGTGCCTAGGTGGTATTACACTTATAGAGAACTCCAAAACGACATCACCACTTCTAATAATCCGAAGGGGCAATTGCTCACTCGGACTAGGACTGGTGAGGCCGTTAAGGACTATAAGGCAATCATCCAAAGGCAAGGTAACGCTACTAGTAACTTCACCGGCGTGTACGATGAGTACAAACGCCTCGCGGGGTACATCGAGTGGACATTGACTCACAAGCAGTTTGGTGTCTTCCCGCCACCCCCGAAAATATGGAAACAGAGAGTCTTTGGAGATCCGAACAGCTTCTCCTATGATCAACTCTGGAATCCCTCTATTTCGGAAATTGTAGCAAGGAATAGGGCCACTATTGCTTTCCTCAAGAAAGCCCGAGCGACGCAATCCGCTTTTCAGGGGATGACGTTTCTAGGCGAACTGAGGGAATCTTTAGCGATGATCCGTAGTCCGGCAAAAGCTCTCCGGAATAAGCTAGGCGAATATCTGGGCGATGTTAAGCGCAGAAAGAAGTCTAGTCCTAAATCCTGGAAGAAAACTTTGTCGGATACCTACCTTGAGAACGTTTTTGGTTGGATACCGTTGGTCAATGATATCACGGAAGGTTACAAAGCCTACTCTAATCTCGTCTCGCGACGAGAGCATGAGCAGACTATGGTAACTGCCTATGGTATCGAAGAACAACCGTACCTTCCTAGAACGTCATCTAACCCCGTGTCCGCTATGACTAACAACAATATTTACCAAGACAGAAATCGTGTTGGTAAAGAACGTTGCGTCTATCGGATTAGAGGTATGGTGACCCATAAGGTAGAGGCTACGACCCGTGACACTTTGTCATACTTTGGTTTCAGGCTCGAGGAGTTTATCCCTACAGCTTGGAACTTATTGCCGTGGTCGTTTCTTGCGGACTACTTCACCAATATAGGTGACGTGCTAGAAGCAAGTGCCTTCTCCCGTGCTGATTTAGCCTGGTCTGCTGCGACTTCGATCAAGTTTGCGGAAGTTTCCGTATCTTGTTCTCCGTCGTTAAGCGGTACTGAGGCAGGCAACGGGGGTAAGACTTACATTCTATCACTGACTGGGACGCCCTTCCGGTCGATTAACCGTAGACGGCTTGTTAGCCGTACGTCTGCTTTCACTGTTGGTTTCCCTGCTTTGGACTTCGAATTACCTGGAAGGCCTCAGCAGTGGATCAACATGTTAGCATTACGTGCGTCCGCAGCGTCTATACATCCCCAACGTAGGTATCGTCACTGACGAACTACCCATGGAGCATCATGACTATCTCGATCACTAGCCCTATTACTGGGGCTGCGCAGACAGGCCTTACCTCGCCCACGTATACCCACGTAGCAGATACTGCACCCTCTAACCAAGGGAGGCAGGTTGCTGTTACGGCGGTAGGTGGAACGCAGACAGGCGTTAACGTCCACTCCGTTGCCGCACCGTTTACGATTTCGGTTTTCCGTCCTGCCGTTTTCAAGGCACTCGGGAAAGCGAATCCGACGACCGGCATTATCGCAAATGTTCCGAACAATACGTACAAGGTGATCACGCGCAAGGGAGTTCTTCCCTTGGCGGGTCAGGCGTATCGTAACATGCAGATCACCACTTTGATTGAGGTGCCTGCGGGTTCCGACCTAGCCGACCCCGCTAATATCCGTGCCGCCCTGTCCGCTCACATTGGTGCCCTTTCTCAGCAAAGTGCTGGGGTGGGTGATACCGCTGTGAATGGTATTCTTTAAAAAGGAGAAACATTGAATCCCGTATACGACGTAAACAAGGTTCCCAATAAGTTCAGGGAACTCGTGCTAGCGCTTGTATATAGGGCTGCTATGTACTCCTATGAAAAGAAACGTAAAGCGTTCGTTGGTATCTCGTTTACGAAGTCTCCCGAGAAGCGTGAGCATATCATCCTCACTCGCTCTGGTCGCAATTGTCTATGCGATCGGTGCTTGGAAGGGCTGGATGCCGCCACCCGAAGACTTCATCAAACCCTTGTTCACCGCTATGGTCATGCTTACGACCTAAACGGTGAATGGGATGTCTTCTGGCACTCATTAGACCGAGTGCCAGCAGTCGAGATACTTGAGTCTATCGAGGCAATTGATTTGCCTGGTAGAATCTAATTTGCGGTATTTATGGAGAGTCCGTCATGCGCCTTAGCGCTGAGGTACTGCACCAGAACCTTGAAGTTGATTTGATTGAAGCAGGTTGGGATTTCTCTAGCGGTTACGCTGGAGAGTCTCAAGCTTCTGCGGCAATGTCTTCTATCTATCGTAGTCTCGTTAAGAAGTTTCATAACGAGCAACGTAGTAAAGACAGAGACGCAGCGGCCCTTGCTCTCTTCTTAGAGTGCAATAGTAGATGCGCGCAGTTCGAGCGTATCGAGCCTACTCGTCTTGATGAGGAGGTTATCATAGGTGAGCTTAAACGCTCAATCTATAATTTCTTCCACCCTAGTAATAGGGCATCACCTTTTCTCCTTAATCGGACCGACATTTCGTCGAACTTCCGTTGGGGAAATGGGGCGAACATTGGAACGAGGTCGACTGATTTCTACTCAAAGTCTACCACTAGTACGATGGCTTCAACTAACGACTTCCTGCCAATTTTCTTTAAGGCAGACGTTTCTTTAACCAGTCCGCTATGGGCCGACGTTGAAGCTTATCGGTCCAAGCGTTTCGGTTATGAGTACGTAAAAGGTTCAAAACTGTCTTTTGTCCCGAAGACTAGGAGTATAAGCAGGACCATATGTACCGAGCCGCTGCTGAATATGCTTTATCAGCAGGGTATCGCTAACGTTCTACAGGGGAGGCTGAGAGAAGTCTTTGGCATCGACTTCTCGAACCAACCTGAACGGAACGCGCGACTGGCTCGTATCGGATCGCAGTCTGGAGAGTTCGGTACTATTGACCTCTCTTCGGCTAGCGACACGATTTCACTTACCTTGGTAAAAGAACTTGTCCCTAAAGAGTCGTACTTCTGGCTCGATAAGACTCGTTCCCCAACCACCACCCTTCCAGGTGGAGAGGTAATTGATTTACATATGATATCATCAATGGGTAATGGTTATACTTTCCCATTGCAGACGATGATATTTGCCTGCTTAGTCTCGGCTGTTTATAGGGTTTATGATATTCCTTTCATAAAACCTACTGAACATACCGACGGCAATTTCGCCGTTTTCGGGGACGACATTATAGTTCATCGTGACGTCTACGACGTTATGGTGCGCTGTTTGTCGCTTCTCGGATTCACGGTAAACCGAGATAAGTCCTTTAATGAGGGCTTATTCCGCGAGTCGTGTGGCTCAGATTGGTTTTCTGGCCACAACGTCAGGGGCGTCTACATTAGTAGGCTCCTTACTGACGGCGACGTCTACTCAGCTATCAACCGCCTTAACCGTTGGAGTGCGTATCATGGCATTAGACTTCCTAACACCGTCGGCTATCTTCGTCGTGGCTGCCGTTTTATTGGCGTGCCATATGATGAAGCCGATGATGCTGGAATTAAAATTCCACTTACGCTTGCTCGGCATGCTCGTGGAGATTCTCACGGAACCTATCGTTACATGGCTCTGTGTAATCTACCTGTGCGCGCTAAGCTTCCAATGGACGGGTGTGGTGATAACGACAGCACAGTAATTGCGATCAGGAAGTTGCTTCCTGATTTCGAATACGCCCCTGCTGGTCTGTTATTGTCATTATTAGCTGGGAGCATTCGGGACGGATCTATTGGTCTGAGAATCGACCATAGGAAATCCGTGCTTAGAAGGAGAAACTGTCCTGGTTGGGACAGATATCCTTCGGCGACTGCTGAACAGCAGTCGTACGGCGAGAGATGGAAGTCTCTTACCACAGAGAACCTTAACTTTAAAAATTAAGCTTCTCTCCTCCTCTCTGGTAATATAGAGGTGAGGTAAACCCTGGGTTATTCGGC